GCGCGTATGATGGTGGCGTGCAGTTTGCCGTTGGTTCCGGCTCACCTAATGCCAGCATTGTGCGGCAAACGCGGCGTTATTTCCGGTATCAGTCCGGCAAGGCGCTTCAGATGAGCACCGGCTCAATTTTGAAGAATGCTTTGTATGTGGATAGCCTTACGGCTTCCGGTACAACCGTCACGGTCAACACAAGGTTCCCGCACGGCCTTACGCCTGGCTGCTATATCAAGATCACTGGCGCTACGCAGGCTGAATATAACGGCACTTGGTTGGTAGCCACGGCTGCTACATCGTCGCTAACGGTAGTGGTGAACACGGCGCCTACCGTGACGACCGCCACTGGATTTCCTATTTTTGTTTCCGCGTTTTCTTGGTACGGCATTAACAACCGTATTGGCGTGTTTGATGCTCAAAACGGTGTGTATTTTGACTTTGATGGTCAGACCCTGTATGCGGTCAAGCGCCTTAGCACCAACCAGATTAGTGGGTCCGTAGCGGTCACTAGCGCATCCAATTCAGTGGTTGGCACCAGCACGTTGTTTAGCCAACAGCTTGCGCCCGGCGATTATATCGTCATCCGCGGCATGAGCTATCGCGTGCAATCTATCACTAGCGACACGCAGCTTTTCATTCTGCCAGAATATCGCGGTGCCACGTCTTCCAATTGTATTGCCTCCAAGACTACTGAGGTTCGCATTCCGCAATCACAGTGGAACCTTGATAAGTTGGATGGCACTGGCCCTAGTGGCTACGTCATTGACCTAACCAAGATGCAAATGTGGTACATTGACTACTCTTGGTACGGTGCGGGCTTTGTCCGTTGGGGTGTTCGCACCTCGCTGGGCCAGATTTTCTACTGCCACAAGTTGGCAAACAACAACATCAACACGGAAGCGTGGATGCGAAGCGGTAACCTGCCGGCGCACTACGAATCGGTGGCTTTGCAGCCCATTACCACGCTGACGGCTAACGTGGCGGCAAGCGACACGACTATTAAGGTGTCTAGCACTACAGGTTTCCCGCCTTCTGGCGCGGCGCGCGTGACCGCGGCGGGCAATGCCGGCGGTGTTGAGATGGTTACCTATACCGGGCTGACCAGCACAAGCCTGACGGGTCTTACGCGGGCTGCTACGGGCGGTAACGCGGCGGCACAGACCTTTACCTACTCGGCTACGGCGCCGGTGGCGGTAGAGTTGGCTAATACGGCTACGTCGCTGCCTAGCGCCTATCCTGCGGCTGGTTCTATGTCGCATTGGGGCACATCTGTTGTTATGGATGGCGGCTTCCAGAACGATCTTTTGTTCCAGTTCACGGCGGGCATGACTTCGCAGCTTAACGTAGGTGGTAGTGCTACCAACGCGCTTATTTCGCTGCGTATTAGCCCTAGCGTTGACACGGGCTTCGCTGGCTTGTTGGGTGCTAAGGAAGTTGTCAACCGGATGCAGCTTAAGCTGTCTGCTATTCGCATTTTGTCGGCGGGTATATTCCGCGTGTCAGCGTTTTTGAATGGCTTCCCGGCTTCGGGCACGTTTGCCTCGTTGGGTGGTTCTTCGCTGTCACAGATTGCTTATCACGCTGCGGCTACGACCTTTACCGGCGGCGAGGCAATTTTCACTTTTTATACCAACAACTCGGGTGGTGCGACGAACCTGACGTTGACGGAAGAGGACCTTACGCTTGTGCGCGATTTGGGTAATTCCATTTTGGGCGGCGGCACCAGCAACACGGTGCCTACCTCTCAGTCTGGCCTGTATCCTGATGGGCCTGACGTGCTTACGCTTGTGGCTACAAACCTGACGGCTACCGCTGCTAACATCACGGCGTTGCTGTCTTGGACGGAGGCTCAAGCATAAACCATGGCAAATAACATCCCCTTCCAAGAGATGGGCAAGTCCGTCAGGATCAATGTTAGCACCACGGCGAACACGGTGGCGGTGGTTGCTGATTCGCCTTGCAGCCAGTTGCGCATTCACAACGGTACGGCTGCGGAGGTGTTCATTCGCTGTGGAACCTCTTCCACCTCGGATGCAGCCATTCCGGTGGCCGGCACGCCTGGCTATGGTGTGGTGTTACACAATAACCTAACCCTCATTATAACGGCGCCGCGTGTACCGGGTAATGCTACTCCTGTGTTCTATGTGTCTGCCATTGCGGCCACTGGAACAGGAATTGTGTATGTAACTCCCGGAGAGGGCTTCTAATGGCCGGAGATAGCCTTAGCGTAGGGCGCGGGGAGAAGCTCTCAGCCAGCCGTGGGGCGGGTCTCACGGCTAAGGGCAGGGCTAAGTACAACAGGGCCACCGGCAGCCGTCTCAAGGCCCCTGCGCCTAGCCCTAAGAACAAGCGTGAGAAGGGGCGTAAGGCTTCCTTCTGTGCGCGCATGAAGGGGGTGGTTAGGAAGTCTAAGGGTCCTGCCACCAGGGCTAGGGCTTCTTTGAGAAGGTGGAAATGCCGGTGAAACCGGGTCTGTATTCAAATATTCACGCAAAAAGGCGAAGGATTGCGCAAGGTAGTGGCGAGCGCATGAGGAAGCCCGGAAGCAAGGGTGCTCCTACTGCGAAGGCATTTCGCAAGAGCAAGCGCACCGCAAGGCGATAGCGCGCAACAGGGGTTTGGACCATGGCGCAAAAAGCGTACCAATGGGAAGATATTGAACCTCTGTATAATGCGGTTGCTATCCACGGTGATGTGAGTAAGGCAGCGCGAGCTTTTATACCGCCCATGCCGGGCAAAACAGCGACAAATCAATATGATGCGGCGATTACTAGGTTTGGCAAACCTGACGTTCGCAAAATGCACAAGCAAGCGATTGCTTACGATCCTGAAAACCCGCCCGAGTGCGAACTTACTGAGCGCATAACGCATCCTAACGCGGTTGTGGTGGCTTTTAGTGATGCGCATTGGACTGGATTGCACCAGCCGCGCAGCTTGGCCCATGAGGCGCTCCTGAAAGTGATACCGCTGGTCAAGCCTGACATTTTGCTAAGCGTTGGTGATTTGCTGGATATGGGCGAGCCTAGCCGGCACGATCCGCTGGGCTGGCATAAGCGAATCAAAGTGCGGGATGAGATAGACGCTGCCAAGAAGCACTTGGATGACATCATGGGTCTGGCGCCGCGGGCTGCCAGGTGGTGGGTGCGGGGCAACCATGATGACAGGTTTGACAAGTATCTCGCATTGAACGCCGCAATGTTTGAGGGTGTGGATGGCTTTGATTTTGCAGGTCAATTCTCTGATTGGCGCATGTGCCATCGGCTAGATTTGAATGATGTGGTGGTGATGCACAGGTTTCACAGCGGCATCCACGCCGGGTGGAATAACGCTCTAAAGGCTGGCGTGTCTTTTATAAGCGGGGATACGCACAGCCTAGAGGTCAAGCCCATGGTGGACATGAAGGGGCGGCGCTACGGCGTGCAGACTGGCATGTTGGCTGACGCTAACTGGCCTTGCTTCACCTACATGCAGGGCAACACCCGGTTGTGGAATCCTGGCTTTGCCGTGTTGACCTTTAGGAATGGGGTGATGATGCCGCCAGAGCTATGCGAGGTTGTTAATGGGGTGGCTTGGTTCCGTGGTCAGGACGTGGCCGGTAAACCGCGTGTGAGGGTGCAAGCGGGCCGATCAGCGTGAAGGTGCCTACCATAGACCCTGATGATGCGCGTCTCGCACAGCACGCTAGGGACGCATTGGAAGAGGTGTTGGCGCGTGACCCAGTGTGCATCTTGATCGTGTATGAGACACACAAGCAATTTGGATATGCGAGCATACCGGCATCTGCGGCCATGGTGCATGGTTTGTATATGCATTTGGGTGGACTGCTCATGCCGCCGGGGGAATGAAAAACCTCCCCCCGCCACAAGAAAAATCGGGTTTCCAGATTACAGTTTCCTAATGCCCCACTGATAGCCTGCCAGCACCACTTCAAGCTGTTCGCGGTAGCAAGCAATGAAGGCGTCCACGGCCATCTTGGGCGTGTGTGTGGGAGGCTGGTTGAAGCCCCACAGGTAGTCATCAAAAACCATTATGCCGCCATTTTTAAGCATGGGCCAGGCCATACAGGCATCCGCCAGCACGTCAGGGGCTTGATGGCTGCCGTCAATGTAAATGAAATTATAGGTGTGCCAGCGAGAGTAAGGGAAATCACGCAGAGAGCCAACGTGCATGATTATTTTATCTAAGCCGTAAGTATTGACGGCGAAGCGGTTCCTAACCGCCTTAAAATCTATCCCCGAGTGTTCTTCGCTGCCCTCAAACGTGTCAACCACGTCAATGTAAGCATCTGCAACTTCATCTAAGCGATCGTGGAACCACAAGGTGGACCTGCCCTCAAACGCGCCAATTTCAAGGAAATGTTGCTTTTCCGGCAGCAGCGACATCACGTGCTCTAGGCCGGGGATGTTGTGGCTGAACCAGTCTTGGGTAAACTCAGGCATGTGGCTTCTCCTGCAAAAGACGGCCCTCAAACTCGTAGGTGCCGATATGAGACAATTGCACCCAAGGTGCGACAAAGACTTTCCCGCCGGCACGCCGCCAGGTCTGGCAGAAGTGGTAATCCTCGCTCAGCAGCCGGTCACTCTCGGGACAGATCGTGACATCGAAGAAAGCGTGGATGGGTTCTGGCTGTAGAATGCCTGACAGGTCCAGAACGTCATTCATGTAGCTGTCGGTGATGGGTTCCAGAACCTCAAACACACGGCGCTTGATGAGCATGCAGCCGGTGCCGGCGTTCAGCACTTCTAAGGGCTGGTTGCTGGGGGTGGTGGCGCTGTTAGCCCCATCTAGCAGGTTCACCACGAAGCTGCCCGTGTGATACTTTAGCTGCTCATGCGAAACTCCGCGGTTGACGGCTTCAGCCACGCTCCACCAGTTGATTTCCTTCTTGGGATAGATGCCCGCGAGAATGTCTAGGTCGGCTTCCACCATGGCGATAATGTGCTGCGGATCGAATTTGATGTCCGCGTCGATGAACATCAGGTGGGTGCAGTCTGTCTTCAGGAATGCCTTGGTGAGCGCGTTGCGGGCGCGCTGGATTAGGCTTTCGTTGAATTGCAGGGTCGACATGAAATCCCAGCCGCGCATTTTGACGGCGTTGGACAGCCCCATCATGGATTGCTGATACCAGCCCATGCACATTCCGCCGTACATAGGCGTGGCGACCATAAGTTTAACGTGATCCATTAATTCCAATCCTCTCTGTCTTTGCACCGCGCGCAGATGCGGTTGCGTCTTGGGTCATAGCTGTCAAATGCCTTTTGGCACTTTAGGCACTTCACGCGGCTGGTGTTGGGTTGTTCCTTCACCACGCGAGGCTGTCTAGGCGGCAGGGGGGGCGCATCGCCTTTCTTGCGCGGGCTTTCTCCACCGCGCCATAGCCTGCCCACTTTGTCCTTCACGCTGGCGTAATTGCGATCTAGCTTTTCGGCTATTTGGCGGACGGTGCAGCCTTCACGCAGTAGGTCAAAGAGGCGCTTGTCTTCCTCGGGCGTCCAGCGGATGCCGCCGGGGTTGGTGCCGCCGATAACCTCGGGAGACCATCGAACGCGCTGCCTGACAGGCGCGGCTTCTTTTGGGCGTGGGCCGGGCCAGGTTCTGGGCAGCACATGGGAGCATATGCGGCGCGCGGTAATGGGCGAACAGCGAAACTCTTGTGCTAGTTCTTTGAGCGTTGCGCCTTCCCGCCGTTTTTGGCGAATCGTGTCACGTTCCTCTGGCGTGATAGGCTCACGTTGCCTTGGCTTCATTCTTTTGTTTCCTTTCCAAGCATTGGGATAAAATCATCTAGGCGCAGGATGACAACGGCTTCGCGTCTGTCGCCCCTTGCCACCACAACCGGGATTTGCCCCGGCCTGGCGGCGCGTGTGCATTGGTCTAGCCAGTCATACACGGCGATGCTGGCCCGGCGCTTGCACTCGATCATGTACGCGCCAAGGTCGATGTCACCACCGCCATCGCGCGTCTGGTCCAGATTGCGCGCAGCGTCTATGCCGGCGTCCTTTAGCGCGTTCACCACGTCCCGCTCAAAGGTTGCGCCCTTGGTTCGCTGCGCCTTGCCCATTACCTAAACTCGGGAGCAAAAGGGACGTCATCGTCAAACCGGGTGCTGCCGCCTGGCCGATAAGTGTTCTCCCGCTCCTTCACCTTGTCAGGGTCGGGCTTCCAATCGGGGTCCGGCTTCCAGCTATCAATGCTGAGACTGACCATCGGCCCGCGGCGGCTGGTTTTCTGCCATCCCGCCAGTTTGACCTTTTCGCCGGCCTTGTAGTCCCGATCCAGAATGAGGTCGCCCTTATAGTCAGGGCCTTTCTCGCTTTTCTTCTCGGTGGAAAAGATAGCGCCCTTGCCGGGCTTGTCGGCGTATGTGCTGCTCATTCTGCGGGTTCCTCTTGGGTTTCAGGTTCCATCCACCAAGCGTTAACTTCCTTGAACGCGCGCAGCTTTTCCAGCTTCTCATCCTCGGGGATGCGAGCATTCGCCGCGATGCTGTCCACCACCTTGTAATAGGCCTGGTAGGCTTCCGCCTCGGTTTCAAACGAAGCGTAGATCGTGCCGTCGGGCTTGAATAGGTGAACGGTCAATTCGCTCTCCGGTTCAGGCTCTGGCTCTGGCGGAATGTCCACAATACGGCCCTTAGCCGGCGTGAAGTCCTGCACCTCCTCGGGCGTGTAAACCCCTGCCACACAGGCCGGGAACACGGTGCGGATGCCCTCAGAGATGCAGCGGGCGCGAAGCATGGCGCGCGGGTAGTTGCGCCAATTCTCCTTCTTGGTGAAGCCTAGCCGGTGGGCCATTTCCATGGTCCAACTGATGCTCACGTCGCCGCCTTGCGGATGGCTGAACACGCCGGTCACCACATCATCCGTGTATGAAGTCCAGTTCACCTTGCCGCCGCTGGTTTGGAAGCGGGCCAACATGGCGTCAGACTTGAGAGCGGGACGCCCTTGGATCACATGATAATCCCGCATGGCGATGGCCGGGTGCATATCCTCGGCTTGGCACAGCAACATGATAGCCATAGCCTCGGCCTCATTCTTGAAGCCAAACATTTTGGAATCCGCGGCCACCTTCGCCATCTTTTGGATGTCCGCCATGGGAACAATGTTAGACATCGCTGACTACCTCCCCAAGCGTGCGGTTGCACTTGACCAACTCGCCGGCCATGCCAGCGCGCAGCACATGCAAGAGGTTCAGGCGATTGGTCTTGCCCATGTGCGGCAGGGCCATAATGTCTCTTTCCGTCATGTCCAGCACATCCTGCCAGGTCATTGACGGGTCATGGCCCATCAGCACGGTCTTGACGCGCTTAGGGATGTCCGTATCCGCCACACGCCATTCTTTCCAATCAATCATTCTGCTTTCTCCTTCAGCAAGAAACGCCGGCTTCCCGGCTGCTCAACTACGAATGATTCGTAGATGTCTGGGTATGCGTTCGCAAACAGGTTCGCACTGAAACGCTTGGAAGGCTTCGCGCTTTTCCATGTGGCAATGGTGCGCCCGTCCAGCGTCTGGATTTCTTCGTTGTCGCCCATTGCACGCTGTATGGCCGTCTGTAGGCGGTCTTCCTCGGCCTCAAAGGCTTTGATGCTGGCCTTGATGCCTGCCAAGCGCTTGGCGGCCTGCTCAAGCTCTAGAGAGGCTGTGGCGATGCCCTCGGTGCTGGCCGGGTAAGCCGCTTTGCACTGGCTGACGGTTTCCGGGTCAGGCAGGGTTCCAGCCTCCACCAGCGCCCAGAGCTTCGCCATCTGCGCTATCTGGCCTTCCTTCTCATCCTCAGAGAAATCCAGCCGGAAGGTGCGAAACCGCTGCCCACCAAACAAGATGCACAGATAGACGGTAGACACGCCAAAACAGGCCGCTTCGTGGCAGCATTGCGCCCAGTCGGAATTGGGCACCCGGACAGGTTCGCCAGGCTCAGAATATTGGTGGATATGCAAGGCGTTGTAGTTCTTGCACTCCACCAAAAACGAATTGTCCTGCGACATGAAGTCGCCGTGAGACTTCAGCCACGGGTGCTTGGGATGGGTAGCCACGCTATCGCCAAGAGCCTTCAACTGGCCCAATTCCTCGCTGGCAAAGGCGCCGATGGTGGCTTCCATCCTCAGACCCATCTGCACCACCTCCAACTCGCTCAGATCGGGGCGCTCAGCCTTGCCAATCTTCTCGGCCACCACCTCAAAGGCTTTTCCGCTGACAGCCCGGCGGCTATCGGTGCTCCACCAGGCGGTGCGGCGCTCGTCTGCGCTAAAACCGCTCATATCACCACCTCCACGAGCTTACGGCTGCCTGCAAAATACTTGTTAATGGCCGTAGCCAAAGCCGGAAGCATCACGGTTGGGAGATAAACCGCATCGCGGATCAATTCAGCGTCGTCATTCTCCATCACAATCTGGATATGTGCGCTGTCGTGGTCGATGTCTAAATAGACGGTCCAAAGATCGTCTGAATCGGTATGCTTCCCGAAGAAAACCTCTTCCATTTGCGCGTCCCTTTCCTGTTATGGCGCGACACACACTTTAGGTGGGGTTTTTGTGAGGTCAAGCGGAAAAATGCGATAGGGCAAAAAAAAGCCCCAGCGGTTAGGCCAGGGCTGAGTGGATAGCTTGGGAAAGGAACACAATGACATCGCTGCCGCCACCATTATCGCTAGCGTAACCCCCTATTGCAACCCCTATCGGAATGCCCTACGCATACGAAGCGCACAATGCGCACAACGTATAAGGAGTACACAATGCCCAGTTTAACCCTAGCTATCCGCGTGCCTAGCCAGGTGCTTGAGCAGATTGACCTGATATGCGCGCGCACGGAACACACCCGATCGTATGTCGGCAGGCGGCTCGTTGAAGAGGGCTTGAAGGCTGAGTTGTTCGGGTCCGCGGTCAAGCCTAAGCGGGCCGTCCAGAGGGCTGCCAAGCCGGTTGAAACGCTTGAGATACCGTCCTGCATTCCGGTCGATGCCTGGATTGAGTGGGACATGTACCGGAAGGCTAAGAGCGGCGCGGCTTGGACCCTGCACGCTAAGAAGCTGTCCGCGGCGCGGTTGGAAACCTTTTGGGAGAATGGCGCCGATCCGCGCGCGGTGATCCGGCAGAGCATCGAAAACGGATGGAGCGGCCTGTTCGCTCCCAAAGAGGTGGCCGTGGGCCACAGGGAAGACTTGGCCCGCCGCGTGCAGCCCATTGTTGAAGGCAGCGCGGAGGAGATGTTTTGATGCGCACGGTGATGGTTGATCGGGCAGAGAAGATTAAGCCGTTGCTCGAACAGGGCTATACGGTCATGGATGCTGGCCGGCAGCTCGGCCTTAGCCGCACCCAAGTGCAGGACGTGGCGCGGCGCTACAAGCTGCGGGCTTTGCAGGGTGCTGTCGCGGAAGCTAAGGCTGAAGCGGGCGCTAAGGGCAACCAGGTGCGCTGGGGATGATACACTTCCATGGAACCCCAATCACGCCCGTGCCGGCGCTGTATGAGTGCGCTGGGCGACATTTCTGCGTTAGCCACGCCCATCCGGCTGATGTGCGCCGTGTGCATGACATTGGGCAATCGGTCATGCTGGACAACGGCGCGTTTAGCGCGTGGAAATCCGGTAAGCCCACAAATTGGCCCGCATACTACGCCTGGTGCGACCAATGGCTTGATTATCCGACGACGTGGGCCGTGATCCCGGATGAAATTGATGCAGGCTCGCAGGCTCAAGATGGTCTTATCCGGCAATGGCCGCATGGGCAGAAAGGCGCTCCCGTGTGGCACATGGATGAGCCTATGGATCGGCTGTTGCGGCTGGTCGATGAACGGCCTCGCGTTTGTATCGGCAGCACCGACGAATATGCGGTGGTGCTTTCGGACAAATGGCAAGAGCGGATGGATGATGCGTTCAACGAGCTGGCCGTCAGGCATCGCAGAATGCCCAATCTGCACATGCTGCGCAGAATGCAACTGAGCGGGCACCGCTGGCCGTTTGCCAGTGTGGATAGCACTGACGTGGCGCGCAACCACAACAGGCCGCAGAACACGCCGGGGGCCATGGTGGCTTATTGGGATAGCCAGCAATGCCCGGGCCGCTGGAAAACAACCGTTAAACAATTGGAGATGCTGTAATGTGGACATTGGCAGGCGTGTTTGTCGCCGGCTGCATCGGCGCGCTCATTGGCGGGCTGATTGTGGTTGCCGGATCGTGGCGCGAAATGATGGAGCAATGGGACAATGAGTGATTTGGTTGTGCGGCGTATGCCGCAGCTATCGCAGCCTCTAAGCCTGGCCGTGGCCGATGAGCAGCGGCGCGAGGCTGACAGCATGCCCGGGGGATTCGCACCGCCCGCGCTGGCACCTAGTTTGATAGCGGAGGCTGAACGGGCAGCAAAACAAGCTAGGGGCGCTCTACAGCCGCCCACAGGGGCTTTCATTCTGTCTTGGGTGGCACCTATCCACGCGGGGTTTAGCAACCCTCCCAGCGCCCGCGAGAGTGCCGTGTGGGCCACCGCGGTATCGAAGGCATGCGCGAGGGTTCCGGCACAGGCTTTTACCGAGGATGCTTTGCTTGACCTGGCGCGCGCGAGCAAATTTTGGCCGTCCGCAAGCGAGGTGCTGGCCGTTGTGCAGCCAGAGGCTAACCGGCTGTTTAGCAAGGTGTTGGCGATGGAGCGGATCGCGCGGCGCAAGCCCCCGGAGGCTCCCAAAAAGGTAAGTTTCACTGACCTATCCCCTGAACAAAAGGCGATTGATGACGCGAAGACGCGCGAGATGGTGGACAGGATGAAAGCCGCCATCGCAGAGCGGGAACACCGCAGCAGGCCAGAGCGGGCGGATAGGGCGGCGCCGGTATCGCTGGGCGCTCTCATGGCGGGCTACCAGCGCGTGATCGACAGCGGCAGCAGCTATGCCGAGGCGGCGCGTATCAGATTGCAGAAACTTCAGCAGGACGGCTAAACCTGGCACGGTTCTTGCATGGGGGTTTTTCTGGTCATTCAGGGAAGCCCCTTTTGCATGCCCACGACTGGCACGATTCTTGCAATCTTATATACAC